ATATTGGAGTCTGCCATAAAACCTTTACTGAGTTTGCAGAAGGAATTTCATTCTTTGCAAATGACATAATGTTTGGAAGTGCGCTTCCTTCTTGTGATTGGAAAAACTCCCAATTAATTTCTCTTGATGTATCATAAATTGCATTTCTGGTATAAATCTGAAGTACGCCATTCTTGTCAAAGAATGCGTTTGTCTGACTATCTTTACATAAATCCTGTAGTGCTTCCCAAACTGTTTGTGTATCTTCAGTCCACCAGTGGTTTAAATTAATTATAGAATCATCTATATCATTAGTTTTTTTAATATTAAAGTTATATTTTGTAAAACCTATTGAGTCAAGTAATCTCATCATAACCGTAATAGAAGGGTAGTCTGTGCAAAGTATATCTGGGCAAAATGTTTCCATTAATTGTTTTGAGCCATCTAGGGCAGTTATCCTATAGTCTCCATGTTCTGAAATTTCATAGGTATCTATATAAAATTCTCCCTGTAAAATTTTATCATATGGATCATATGTTGGACTTATGATGCCATTAGCATGGTATACCTTAAAAAACGGTGTCAGCTTTGCATTCTTAACCATATATAATTTAGTTGCGTCAAAGCTAGATGATGTTCTTTCGTAAACTTGAGTTGCTAATGCTACCTGATTATAGTTTGCTAAAAGCATGTCAAGGGTGTTTGAATTTACTATTCCAACTGGTAGCATTGCTCCATCTTCTGCAGATGAGGATTGATTAATTGACATTGATATAATGTCGGAGGATATATCCTTTACCCATCTTGCAGATATTTCAATTACCCCTATATCAGCACTTGGTGTTATTCCTTGAGGAACTAAGGCATTAACTTGTATAGACTTTATTTCTTGTGTATTTAAATAAGATGTTGGCTCATTCTTACTCCATGCCGTCCCATTATAATAAAGAATTAATTCTCCATTCCATTCAGAACCATAATCGTTAACTGGTAGCGCAACATTAGGAAGAACTTCTCCATTTGATTTAGTTATAGATACCCATGCAGTAATTGGCTTAGAGTGATATTTTTCAAACTTAACAACTATTTTATTGGCTAAAGCATGCTTGTTGCCAGTAGGAATTGAACCGCTTTTTTTGCTTGCAGCCCATGACACAGAATCGTGCTTATATGTTACCTTTAATGCAATGTTTTTATTTTTTGCTCCGACCCAATACTTATAAGCATTAGATATTCCTGGATAATAGATTCTTGGTTTATTTGTAGGGTATGGAATGGTATTATACGCCTCTATAACATCTCCTCCAGTTCCAACGGACTGGTTATCTCCGATTCCAGGTATTGAATATTTTATTCCACAGGATGACGGTCTAAATGGCTGGACAACAGATTCTAGAGGAAATAATTTTTTAAATGGTATGGGCCCATCAGTCTCATAAGATACATCTGATCCATGAGGGAATGTAGAATAATCTTCGTGAGTAATTTGTGATCTATATGCAGAGTCTGAAGTGTATCCAGAATCTACTGTAACGTTTGATACAGATATTCCATCAATCAAAGCATTCATATTATATTCAATCATGCATCCAGGATTAATTCTTACTGCATGGTCTTGATAAAAAACATGTTCTAAAGCTGTAGGCATTTATTATACCTCTTCCAAAGATAAGGATACCGTCCAAAATTCCTGCGGCAAAGCAACAGTTTTTGCATATGCAGTATAGTTAACATGTTTGTTTACAGTTACTGCAGATAATCCAGTTACAGGATATCCCGCTGCTGAAGTAAATGGCACAGTAAATGTGTCCTTAGTAACTGCAGATACAACAACATTGGATAAATTAAATATGCTTAGTGCTGAACCAGATTTTCTATATTTGACTGATATGTCTCCTGGGACAAGGAAATACGAAGATGTCGCATAAGCTACTCTAGCAGAAGAATTATTATACTCGGAAGGAGTTATTCCAGAAATTGAAATTATATCGTTCTTTGCAAATGTATTTGTGGCTGTATACTTTATCATTCCAGAAGACCATGTATTGTTTACTGCAGACCCAGTTGCGGATGAGTCTAAGGCTATATCTGTATTAGTTTTTGCAAATGAGACTGAACTAGCGGAAGGAACAGCACTTACCGTATAGGTTCCATTAAATACTGAATTGCTACATCCAGATATAGTAATTGAATCGCCAATATTCCATGAGTATGTACTAAATGATGTATCCGAAAAAGATATTGTAGCAACGTTGTTTAATAGATTTACTGAATTTATTGTACCATTTGGAGAGATTACATCATCTCCTGCAAGCTTGGCTGCAGATGTGATTGTAGCAGTTGATCTAATTCCAGATATACTTACAGTATCTCCAACCTCAAGATCATGGTTTGCCGCCGTATATTTAACGCTTGTACCAACCGTTGGCTCAAATCCTGTCACAGGGAATTGTGTTGATTCTGAATAAAGTGTCGCTGTTCCACTTGTTGTTAAAACTACCGTTGGTGGATTTGATGTATCTGCCACAGTAAAATAATAATCCGTTGCTGAAACAATATCTACATTTGTTTTATTATAAACAATTGATGCGGCTGCGCCAACAAATGTCGGTGTTCCTGTTCCAACAGCAGATATAGAAAATGTATTATCTGTTTTATTGGTAATTACTGCATTAGATTTATTATAAGAATCTTCTGAGATACCAGTAACATTAATTACATCATTTACTGCAAATCCATGTCCTGCTGCAGTATAAGTTATTTTACCTGCTGCAGTTGTTGCGGCAGTAATAGTAGCAGTTTTAAATCCAGATATACTTACCACATCTCCCGCCGAGAATGTATTACTTGCATAATATGTAAATGCTGTTAAGCTGGAAGATGCCTCTGTTACTGAGGCGGTGGTGCCAGATTTTGCAACAGTAAATGAAGTGCTATTTCTTGATGTTACTGTAGCATTAGAAACATTGTAGGCTTCTGTGTCTAATCCTGTTACTGTCACCACATCATTTACCGCAAAAGAATTTGCGGCAGTATATGTGATAGAGGAGCCATTATGTGTTACGGCAGTAATTGTTGCTGGCTTAGAATCCATATCAGAATAAACATTTCTTTTCATAAGCTCGCATGAGAATGATGAAAATACCATAGTAGTATTCAGAAATCCAGTATCGGTGCCTGTTTTTAATTTAACATTAAATGTAGACTGTGCAGCGCTTTCATAAAATGCTTTGAGATCTAGCGCTCCATATCCACCATCTACTGTATAATTTGCATATGATGGAAGCATGTTCCAAGAAACGCTTATGGTCTTCTTATCTGCAATAAAGAATCTACGCAGGGTTCCGTTACTCATTCTTTGAGACTTTTCAATTCTATTATAGCCTATTCCGACTGGATTTCTATTATGCTCAGAAAGGGCAACATCGTTAAATTTAATAAGTGAGCCAACTGGCAATGTTATAAATGTCATTTAATATTTTCTCCTATGTAACATTGTATCATTTGTTGCCCACAACTCTCATACCTTGTCTTCCTATTGAAGCAGTATTTCTAGAATCGATTGCTTTTATTTCCGCCAAAACTTGTCGTGTTGCCATATTTGCAATTGCCTGCTCATCCATTCCTGGGGCGGCATTAATTACTGGTGCAATATTATATGAAATTGAAGGTTGTGAATATGATTGTGCATTAGGATTAAACGGATTCATATTAGCTGGAACTACCGCTTCATTTTTATGAAGCATTGCTAACATATCTGCTGGAACCATATTAATACCCTTTTCAAACTTAGGTATATTCATTTGCATACCACCAGCATATTTATCAGCATTAGTAACAATACCACCGTTTGCTCGCATAACTCTTTTATAGCCGAGCTTTGGAGATAGACCAATTAACCAATTAGTTGCTGCAGTTAAAGCATTTTCATCCATACCATGCGTGTATCCAATGTAGCCTTTGCTCATAAGGAATTTAATAAGTGGATGATCATAAGCAATAGCTCCAGATAGTCCGCCCTGAACTGTTGCAGCAAAACCTGTCTCTGGCTGAATTGCCTGGGCTGCTGCTGTAGCATTATATTCTTCTATAAGAGCATTAAGCTGAGGTGTTCCCTTTATATACCCTTGGCTTTTAAAAAGAGCCTTTAACATTGTTAAGTTTAGTTTTGGCCTATAAACATTAGGTCCAAAATCATAAAATTCTTTTGACAGCCTTGGAGTTACCCCAAAGTACATTCCTGGACCTCTAGTTCTTCCAGTTACTACTTTTGTTTCAGAAGGATGTACTGGAACTTTTGGAAGCTTTCCAGCTGGGTTTTCGGGAGTAGGAACCACTCTGTGTCTCATATAGAAAGTTTCAAGTATGGCCTTGAGTCCTGGATGATCGATATGCTTTATAAATGATGGGGTTGTCATTTTCCCAGCTCCAGGAATCAAATAAGGTATTGTGCCTGCTGCTGACAACTTCTTCTTTATCGAACCTAGTTTTGTTCTTCCAGAACTCATTATATTTTTTACATTAAGTAAATATAATGATTGTAAGTTTTTCTCAACAAATCTTTCTGCACCAGGATTTGCTTTATTTATTACATTTTGTCTAAAATTTCTATCAAAAAAAACATTTCTTGACAGATCGGCGACATCGTATGCATGTCCTGTACGATACATAAATGATATAGCGTCTGCTATTTTTTTAGGAGTCCAGCCCATCATAGTATTTTTTGCACTAGACTTTATTCCTGGCCAAGTCCCAGGATTTAAAAAGTGTATAAATTTCATATACTGCTCTACAAATCTTTCTGCACCAAATGAGGCTTCGTCAATATAAGCTTGTCTTATTGTTTTGTTTCTTCCGCCAGCCCTTGCACTCATGTGTTTTGCTCCAGAACCTGGAGGAATAAATGCCCATTTAGACTCTGGGTCAAATGAATGTCCTGTGCGATACATGGAAAGCAAAGAATCTTTTATGACAGATGGTCTGGCGTTAGTAGATAAAGTATCTTGTAGGCCAAGCAAACCATCTAAAACAGATGCTGCTTTTCTAGAAAACGGAACGGTATCGTCCCAGTTTTTAAAATTCATTACGGCGTTTCTTCCCCTATCTAAGGGGGTGAGAACGGTTTTGGCAATCTGTTTTAATATAGGGGTAGCCTCTACGTCTTGTCTAAACTGAGATCCTTGCCAAGTCTCTCTTTTAAAATAAGGCAATCCTTCGCTTTTCATTCCAGTTGCTATTTTAGAAAGTCCTGGCTTCATAGAAGTTCCAGCTGTAATTGATGCCCTTCCCGCTACTGGTAGTGCAAATCCTGCTACTGTAAACCAATCTAAAAATTTTTGCGCCTTTAGATTTTCTTGGCCCATCGGTCCTTCTGCTGACTTATTTGTAAGCGCTCTATAAACTCCAGGAATTCCTGTAAATTCTTGAAAATCTTTATCTTGCTGTTTAGTTGGCTTAGGAATTATTCCTTTTGATGCACTACTTAGTGTTGTTTGTCCAATATAGCCTGCTTGCTCTAACATGCCCATGATCATAGCTGAGCCTTGATTCTGTCCATTGTACATTGAATCTCTAAAGAAACGGTATCCTCCCCTAATTTGATCCATGAGTCCGCCGCCATTACTTCTGTTATCGGCTGGGAAAGACGGTACATATGGGCCGTATGGACCCATGGTCTGCGGAGCATTTCTTCCATGTCTATGTCCTACTGGTCCGCCTTTGTGATATCCTGGAATTTCTCCGCCCATATTCATATAATAAGGAACGGAAGGTGTTATAAGTGCTGAAGTATTTACTGGTCCGCCATCTGCATAGCCCATCATTTTTAGTCTATTAAGTAACTCTTTATGAGTTTCTTGTGGCATAATAAAATCATTATACTTTTTGCGTTGTGTAAGGAATCTTTCACGGCTTGCTCTATAATTAGCATCACGTTCTTCACGTGACATCCTACGAGCTTCAGTACCATCTGGAAGATAAACTTTATTAGGATCTTGAGCTAAACCGCCATCTGCAAATCTTCCAGCATTAAGTGCTTCAAATGTTTCTGTTCCATATTTCTTAACTGAGGATGCTCTTATTACATACTCACCATTTGAAAGCAGGGCGGGAATAGAATCAGATGTTGAAGTTCCTGGACCTGTAACATTTCCGCCTGGCATAAAGTTTTTAATCACGCCTCCTGCTGCAAATTTTCTTTCTACAATAAAGTCACCATCTTCTTGTTTTCCAACAATTTGAAATCTGCGACCAAGGTAGTCTACGAATGTTTTCTTCATTGCTACTGGGTTTTCGCCCTCAACATACATTCCTGAATTAACGTATTGATCTGGGGTTATTGTATAGACAGTTTTTGTGCCCATACCACTTCTTTCTGTTGTTGCTTTAGGCGTAAATTGTGTTGTTGAGTCACCAGTTTTACCAGTAGCAAGTGCTTTTATGTACTTGCTTAGCTCTGTATCCTCAACTTGTAATTTACCAGCTATTACTGAGAAAGAGGCAGCACCAAGGGATTCAAGTGCGCCAAATCCCATTGGTTGCATTGAACCTACATAATTTCCAGTAGGTGACATTTTTAGATACTTATCTGCTAAATCAACAAATTGTTTTATTCCACTATCTCTTAATGTTTTAGCTATATCTCCAATAATTAACTTCTCACTATCCGTTACTCCACCCATTCCAAGTGTGACGGCCTGCATAAATAAGTCATAGAGGCCTTGCATGTCTGCCTTTTTAGCCTGCTCATTACCCGCTGCAGAAATTTGTTTTTCTAAAGCTTTGGATAGGCCATCTAATGCCTTAGTTAAATTATCTATTAAGTCTTGTTGCTTTTTAATATCTCTGTCTGCTTTATTATCAATTGCAGTTTTGGCAAGATCCAACTGTCTTGCCCCAGTCATTGACTGTATGTCTAATTGAGCTTGTGCAGCTCTTGCCATGTCTCCAGAAGCCAGGGCTTCTGAGTACTCTATTTGTTTTTTCTGAATCTGTAGGAGAAAATCTTCCGCCTCTGTTTCTTCGTCCAATGCCTTTTTCTTAGCAGCGGCTTCATCTTTAATTCTTTGAATATTTTTTTGTCTTAGCTCTATTTCTTTTTGAATGCTTTCTTTTGTTTTGTTTGCATTCTTGATTAATTGATTAGCAGTAATATTTCCAGTTTTTGCAATTAAGTCTGCTGCAGAACCAATTAAAGAATCGTTTGATCTTAAGTAATCTTTTTGCTGCTCTAGCAAAAGAGATATGGCTGTGGCTGTTTCCGAAGACATATCCTTTAGGTTAAATGTTATACCAGATGTAGAAAGTTTAATTTTTGCCCATATGCCTGCAAGTGTGTCGGTGGAATCAATTACATCTCTTAGTCCTTCATTTTGTGCAAGTATCTCCTCAAGACCCTTTTCGCCTATTTGTTTATTGGCGGTACCAGATATTTGACTTAATACTTTCTCATATGCCTGTGATGATGTGACTGCCTTTTTTGTATTAGCATCTATTTTAATAAATGACTGCTGTAAATTATCTAGAGCGTTAACCGAGGTTTGTAACGCAATTGGAAGTTGGTCAAAATTTCCTTCTTTTATAATATTAGAAAATGTTTTTATAGTTGAATTTGTTGCAGAAATTTTTCCTTGTATCTTACCAAAGCCTCTGTCACCTAGTATATCTAGTGCGTATGCAGATTTATTAGAATTCATGATCATTGCTAATATAATTTCATTAGCTTCTTCTACTGATTTACCAGCAGCAACCATTCCTGCCTTTAAGTTGGTAGCCCTTTCTATGGCCTCTTCATTTGTGGCTTTATCAAACATCTTAATTTCATCTGGGAAATCTTTTGCGACCTGTTTTTTAAGTTTTTCTAGCTCTGGAACAGTTATATTAATTCCTTTGCCTTCTGCTTTTGTTTGGTTAAATCTATTTGCAGCTGCTTTAGCAAGCATTAGATCATATTTTTGTTGGTAGGTATCTATCTCAGATCCAAGCTTTTTATATTGAAGGCCTAATTTTTTAGCAGACTCTTCGCTTATCCCAAAACCAGAGCTTACTATTCTTCTGTGTTCTGAAATTTTGTTGTTAATTGTTTCTATTGCTACACCAACTCCAACAATTGCAGCTAAAAGTTTAAGTGGTCCAGGCAATTTTATAAAAAAGTTAAAGGCTTTAGTTAAAAGGGAGGTTTTACCTGCTGCTGATCCTGCTGCATTTCCAAGACCTAATACCTTATTGGTAATACTTGTAATGCCTGCATCGGCTAATGCACTGCCACCCATAAATCCTAAAATATTTCCAACCATACTGCCACCAGTTAATTGGGTTCCAACCATAGATCCTAGGGTTCCTCCGCCAAGGCTTCCAAGCATTCTTAGGGCACCTAGTCCTCTTGGGCCCTTTGGCGTTTCTAAAGCCTGTGGTGTTTGAAGGGGAGGGAGCTGTCCAGAAGCCCTCATTTGTGTAGCTAGTGTTGGTTGTGCAAGCGCTTGTTCCCAACCTGGAGGAAGCTCTCCATAATTTATTTTTCCGCCCTTTACAATTCCTCCCAATGCGTAGCTAGGTATTATTCCACCACTATTCTTTGGTACGAATAACTCTGGCCCTCTTTCTCCGACTACATAAGGCGTTCCTCCACTAACTGGTCCGCCCATTGCTCTTCCTTCAACAATAAGCTTTTTACCATCAAAACCAGTAATTGTAAATCTTCCGCCTACCAAAGATTCCTGTTCTGACCTGTATCTTCTGCTGGAAAGCCCTTTACTCCAGTCTTGCCCATAAGGAGCCTGGAATTTTTTATCAGGGAAAATCTCTGAAGTAGGAGTAACTTTTCTTCCAGACAAGGATGCTTGTAATACTAATCCTCCACTACCAGGCGCAAAGAACTGTGCTATACCTGGATCAGATGTAAATGACGCCCTTCTCATTATAAAGGCTCTACCTATTAATGCAGAAAAATCTCCTGTTGCTTTAGCCTTTTCAATAGCTTCAACTATATGCTTTGGAAGTGTATCTGCTACAGATTGAGGGGTCATTCCTCTATATAGAGTACCTCTAAAAGGCCTAGCCAATAATCTAAATAAGGACTGAATGCTTAACGGATGAGTATTTAATCCGTTACGGCTTTCATACTGCATTCTGGCAAGTACCGACTTATCTCCCGCCATATATCTTTCAATTAGATATCTAGGGTCATTAGACATCATTGGTGAAATTCCTACTAATTGCTTGCCTTCTCGTCCTTGGACTACACGACCTGAAGGTATGCTGTATGAAAGGCTTCTGCGTACTCCATCTGATCCAATATCTGCTCTACCAATAAATAGTGGACCATGTAAAGGATCTGTATTTGTCCAATCATGTTTTTGAGTTGCAGGAGAATATGGGTTTGGCTTTTTCCATTTTGAAGTTAGTCTTGCTATGACAGATCCAGCTAATGCTGGTATTCCATAACCAAATCTATTTCGTGAAACCATTCCTCCAGGAACAATTCCTCCAGCATTAAGAGAATGCATCGATCCTTTTGTGTAAGAACGAGAAAGTGCAGATATCTCTGCCTGCATAGAAGAGTCTACTATATTGCCCCATTTTGTTTCGGTAAGATTAGTATCCTTGAGCCTATACATGGCTTTATTTATTCTGTCTAATGTTCTGCCAGCTGTTCTGTAAGCAACCTTATAAGGAACTCCAGAATTTAATAGGTGAGAAAGCAAAGATATGAAGTGCTGAGGCTGTCTGCTTGAGCTAAGCCACATTGACCCAGTTGCGCTGCCATTAATTAGGGCGGCATTAAAATCTTTTGTAATCGTAATTAAATTGTCTGGTAGTACTTGATAAACCTTTGATGGTGTTGCCCCACCTGGCATTGATCCGAATCTTGACTCAAACTGAGAACCAGTTAATACTCTGCTAGAACCCTGCTCAGGTAAACCTTTAAACTGTCTTAAGAATTTGCTTGTGATGACATGTCCAAGAACTTCATCAGCACCTCTTTCTCCGTGTCTTAGAGCACCTCCATGCACACCCCATGTAGCACTTGATCTTCTAAATAAAGAATGATATGTTTCTGGACCAAATTGAGATCCTGGGTCAAAGGTTCTTGGAGAATTGCTTGCTCTAGATCCAGATGCTCTTGTCTCATATACTCTTCTGGCACCTCTGGCCATGTTAGGATTCCATCTTCCTAATTTAGACAAAATATCTACTGGAGAAATCCTAATTCCATAGTTAAGTTTTTTATTTGATACTCTTCCGCCTAATATTCCTCCAGCATTTAATAATTTAACTACACTACCAGAGTTTGCTTTTTCCAGAGTTGGCATTATTTCTTGTGCTATCTCTGGTGGGAAATATGTTTCTCCTGGGGTTAAGATGGCTGGAACAATTTTACCGCCTGCATTTTTTGAATTTTTAGCCAGCTTAACTAGATCTGGATTTACTCTAGAAGAGCTTTGATTTAATATAAATCCACCTTCACGTAAAACTGCTGGTGTATTATCATAATTAATTGAGGTGTCGCCTGGTACAACATTCCCATGAACTTCTGGGTTATATACTTTACCTCCCATGTTTAATCTAATAGGTCTTGTTGTATGTGTTGAATATCCTGCTCCCCATGTTCTAACGCCCATGAGTCTTGCAAGGTCATCTACGAATGATCTTGTTTTTCCTTTTTTAAATAATTCTCGCATATTTGACTTGCCAGTTTTTGGATCTACTACTGGCTGATCTAATGTAGGAACTGCAGTAATAACCGCTGTTCTACCAAGTGATGTTGCTGTTCCCATGGTTGCTTGAGCCATCAATTGTTCTACTTGAATATTTAATGCAATAATTCTTTGTCTTGCTGTTTGAACAGATATAGTTCCAGCTTTTGCTTCAGCAACAATAACAGCAGATTGTTGTGCCGCATTTTCTGCAATAGATGTCATCTGTGGTAGAAGTGATCCGAATGCTTGAGTAAATTCTGAGCTTACAGTACCAGTTGTACGTAGCTGTGTTCTCATTTGAGCAACTTCAGTCTTTGTCATCATTGATAGTGCTCCTACCATTGTGTGCCACTTAGCTGCTTCTGATGATACAACTCCAGTTGATACTGCACCAGACTTTCCTGTAATTGTTGTTAGTCCAGGTACTGCTGGTAAATCTCCTGATGCAAAAATTTGTGGGTTTGCACCAACTGCTTGATTAACTGGTATTGGTGCTGGCAAGAAACTGTGAATTGTTTGTGCCGCACGTTCTTCTTGAGTCATGCCAGATCTTGGAACCATGTGTGCACTTGCACGTGTTCCAGCTGGACCAACTAATGGATTTCTTGGATCTACTATTCTTGGTATTCCACCACCGCCACCACCGCCACCACCGTCTCCTGGAGGCTTTATTATACTTCCAGCAACAGTTGAAAGCATCGGCTGTACAGAAACAACTCCTTGAGTCATCTTTGACTGAATAGAAGTCATTCCAGCAGACAGAACTTGAAGTGCCTCAGCAAGCGCTAGGGCTGCTTTAGCATCGCTATAAAATGTTTTTTCTATTAAGCTTCCAGCTTGGTTAGCTGCAAGTATTTCTGGAGTAAGCATTCTCCAGCCTTCTCCACCTTTAAATAATGCTTTAAGATGGAATGCACCTTTTATTACATAGCCCAGGAAGTTTGCAAGAACACCAGTAAGCATAATTAAAGGTCCAGTTACGGCTGTTAGACCTGCCAAGAATGTGAGTATTGTCTTTATTGGTCCTGGTAGATTATTTACAAACTTAACAATTCCGTCTACGAGATTTATAAAGAAAGTAGAAACCTTTAAAAATTCTTCTCCTATTCCAGCTAAATCTGCTTTTAATCCTTCTACTGCTCTTTTATATTTACCAGAAGCAGATTCTGTAACCATACTTAATTCTCGACTTGCAATGGTTGCTAGTTCTTTTGAGCTTGCCTTCATAAGGTCCATTACCTGAAGTGTTTGGCTTCCTTGCTTTCCTAAGTTTTCAAACAATGCAGATAGTCTAGCAAATTGGAATTTACCAAAAAGCTGTTCGATTGCCTGTGATTTTTGTAGCGGGTTCAAATTATCTAAAGCCGATTGTAGGGCAAACAGAGTCTTTGTTACATCTCCAGCATTGTTATTTACAATGCCCATCAAGTCTATTCCGAATCCCTCAAACTTTTGAACTGCAACATCTGTAGGGTTAATTAATGATGCTAATGCAGATTTGAGTGCATTTGCACCTTCGGAAGCATTTATTCCACCTTCTCTCATTGCTGTAAGATAAAGTGCTAAATCTTGTACATCTCCGCCCAAGCCTTTAATAACTGGTCCAGCTTTTGGAATTGCTTCCACTAAATCGTTAAGGGTTGTAGACGTTTGGTTTTCTACTGCGTTAAGGAAGTTAATTGATTCTGCAAGCTCGTCCGTGTCTTGTTTAAATGCTGACTGAATGGCAAGAGTTGCCTTCATAGCATCTTGTCTATCTACTTCACCGAGTACCGCAAGACGTGTTGTTTCTCTAATTGAGCCAAGAAGCTCTGCTCCCTGTTTACCACTTGCTGCAATATCTGCGGAAAGTGCTAGTGTTTCTTTAAAAGATGCTCCATAGCCTCTGGCTAACTCATTAGCAACTGCAGTAACATCTCTTCTTACTTTTTGAAGCTCTGCAGAAGATGTTGCGGCTAGTCCGCCATAAACCTTAGTTAATCTTGTTAGCTCTTGATCTGCTTCTCTAAATGCTTTTGCTGCAGCCGCTCCAAATGCTGCTATAGGAACGGTTAATCCTACTGTTAACTGACGACCAGCCCACTGAGTATTCTTACCCCAGTTAATAAGCTGACCAGCGCCTTCCTGCATAACCTTATTAAGGATTTGCATTTCTTGTCTTGCAATGGCGCCTTTATTCTTTATTTCATCTAGGCCTTGTGGCACATGTACATTAAATTGCATGAGCCCTTGAGCATTTCTGCCCAAGGGTTGCAATATAGCATTTTGTAGTTGAACCTGCTGCCTAGCAAGGTCTCTTATAAGTCCGCCAGATGTTCTAGTATGTGTTTGAAGGGTAGAGAAATAATCTCTTAACTTAAGTTTACCACCGTCTAATCTTTTACCAAATACATCGACATCATTTGCTAAAGAAACAAAGTGTGATGAGAATTGTCCAGTAGACCTTAAGGTTTCTCCAAAGCTTCTGTTAACAGCATTTATCTGTGAAGAAAGTACTTTATTAGAAGAACCAATTTGCTGCTGCATTGCAGCAAGAGAGGTGGTAACTTTTCGTACATTTGCGATAAGGTCAGAAAAATCAGCCCGAGCAACTATATTAGTTACGACTTGATCATCAGCCATTTATCACTCCCTAAAGTATCCCAGTCCTTCTCCAATACCAAAGCCAGCTTGCGCTGCAAAAGAACCTTGTAATGAAACTACATCATCTCCTGATGCATCTATTCCAAGTGCCCTTCTTTGTATATCATCGAAGGTGGTAACCTTTTCTTCTACTTCATCATTTAAGTCAATACCCTGTATCGAAGCCAAGAACTTTCTTCTTTCCGATTCAGTCTTTTGCATTGCCTTAAAAGTCTGGATTAATTCCGCCATTGAAAGATTTTCTTCTAGTTCTTCGTAATTTTTCCAATTACCTAAAAGAAAAACTTCCCCTTCTAATGACGCAAGATCTAGATCTGACCAGCCAGAGCCGCTTGCGCTAGAAGGTTTGGGTCGTCCATCTTAATTCCACCGCATACTTCAAGGATTCTATTGATGGTTGGAACATCTAATACATCTTCGAATGCGTCGCGGTCCGCTACCAAATCTGGTAACTGCTTCTCTAGTGCTACTGCACATGCATCAATTAAAAGATCCAAAGTTTCATCTTCGGTTTTTACTTCAGCTGTCTTCTGAATTACTGCCATGAATTTGCGTAGTTCTTTAATTGTAAGCGGCTTCAACTTTACTGTTGCGCCATTTTGTAGTTTAACTTCTTCTACGTCGTATACTGTAGTTGCCAATTTATCCTCCTTGGATAGTGTCTATATGATTATAGCAAAAGGGTTTTAATAACACAAACAGAGGGCCCCCATTTCTGGGAGCCCTCCTTAATTTAAATTAAATTAAATTATGCTGTTACTGTTAGAAGACGGTCAATAATCTTTCCATATTCCTGTCCAGCATATGCTGACTCTCCTGATGGTAGAAGTCTGAATGTTACTGGGAATGTGGTTGGGTTATTACGTGCAAGTGAGAACTGTGACTGTTGTACAGAAAGAACTCTACGTGCATAATATACACGCTCTGCTGAAACAATCTTAGCATTTGATCCTGTTGGACCCTGACCTACTGCAATAAGTTGACGCTCAACTGGTGCTACACCAAGTGCTCCTGCTGCAAGACCAAGTGTCTTGAGTCCAGCAGTTGTTGGTGATGCCTGTGAGTAATCTGCATTTGTTGTAAGTGTATTTGTTGCTGTAATAGCGGTTGAGTGAGTATTTGTTCCACCCTGACCAAAGACTGCAAGAGTATTCTCAAGCGTTCCTTCTGCCATTTCTGTTGCAATCATAACTTCCATTGACTCCTTGAAAAGCTTTGCTGTATCAAGAAGCTGATCTACTGTTACTGAACCGTATGTTGGGTTGTAAGTAATCTGAAGACCGTTGTTTGTGTAACCTACGTTACGGTATAGTGCTGTAGAAATATCTACTGCATTAAGTGTATCTGTAAAAGATGTTCCGTTTACGAATGCTACACCTGTTGAAGCGTTTGGCTCCATGTTCTCTACGTAACCTGATTGTGTTGAATCTTTTACTGAAAGAAATAGTGGTGAAGCGCCGACTAGAATATTCTTTGCATTACCTGTGGCTTGTGTTGCCATAGTTTAAACCTCCTGTGAAAATTTATTGTATTAAATTGTAAAATTGTTGGCTGGCTAGGCCCTTTCCTCTAAGGATAATGATACGGTATTATACGCTATAAGGCAAATTAAGCAAATCTGCCGTTTACATCTAGTATTCGACTATACTTAATCTCTAATATTACGTCCGAGGATAGGAATCCTTGGAGCTCCTTTGAAGGAGTAGTTGGAGATATATCGGCAACGTATGTATTGTGAAATTTAAATTGAGGGCTAGATTGATCTGATAAATTAATGTCTTTAGCAGAATCATCCATTCTTCTAAATAGGTCTACCATAAAGTTTGTTATCTCATTTATATCTGCGACGTCTATTGCGTAAATAGTAAATAGTATCTGTTCATTGCAAATCATCCAATTCTCATCATATGAGATGTTGATCTTATCATATACAATATGTTTTTTTCCGCTTAAAAATTGGTTAAATTCAGCAGGCTGTTGAACTGGAATTATAGGATTTAATATATTGCCAGTGCCAGTAGTATCATAGTCATTTGGATCAAATATATCGGCATCCTGTAATTCTTGCCATAAGTATTTTCTTAGATCTAACATTGCGTCTAATTTATAATTTACCATTATGATACCCCTCCAAATGCATTCTCTACTGCCTGCTTTGCTTCCGCCCTTAACATTCTACCAGAAAATACATATTTTACTTTCCTGACTTCTCTTGGTACTCTTAGTATATCTTTCATCTTATATGTAAATATCTTCTGAAATCCAGATTTTTTAATAGATAGATTAACTAAATTACTTGTAAAAAATCTTTTATAAGCTACTTCAAAGGACTGCTTTGCAGCCACTCCACCAGGCCTTGTAACGGTCACAGAGGCCCCTTTGGGCATGAAAACAGTATATCCTAACCCTGAATCAAAAACTAGTCTCTCAGCAAAACGTGGGGATACTACAACGGGTATACCCTTTTCCATTATTTCAGCTTTATTTTTAAATACATGCTTTCTTTTTGAATATTTATTTGGGACTGCAGACCTAGATTCATTAAACTGATATGAGACTCTAAAGCCTAGGTCTTCGCTATCTAACCTTTTTAATTTAAATAGTCTTGCTTCTTTCATTCCAGTTTTTTGCCATTCGTAAACATGGTGAAGAGTTTTTGGTTTAATTCTAGATTGAGAGTCAACATAGCTTCCAAAATCTTCATTGATCTGATCAAATATGACTTTATTAAATTTAGCCTTAAATGATTTGCTTGTTGGTAGCTCTGCCATAACCATAGACTTATAATAAATAACAGCGGAAACCTGTGCAACCAAGGTTTCTTGAATTGGGTACTTTGAGCTTGGCTTAGATCCGACTGTTTCTAAAGCAGATGCTGTTGCAACCAATAACTCACTAGACGCCAATTACCTGGTTCTCCGATCTTTTAACAATTGTGCTAAATGCCAAAGTGTTTCCAAATGGGTCTGTCACGGGTGTGCTTCCAACCACTTCAAATACAGTCGGTGTATCTTCTGGGAAGTTGAGCTCTGTCCATATATAATTTCCACCAGCATCTCTAATGTTAGAAATCTTTTGCCTTAATGTTAACTTGTCGTGTGTTCTAATTTCAAGCATCTGAGTATTTTCATAGATATTCCCAAAGGTCTGTCTATCTCCAGTTCTTGAGGTTGAAGAGTTTGATATAAATGCTTTAGCATGGCAGTCTATAGTTTTTGTATACTGCCAGCTTTTTTTAATTAATCCAGTATCTTCATCCTGAACATCTGACTGAGTATAAACATCTAAACTCATGCTAAATATAGCATCTACCAAATCAAACATTAGATTACTACCATTTGAGTTAGTACATAGGAAGAAAGTATTTGATCTACATATAGATTTCCTGTTCCACGGTAAGAATCGTTATTATATTCAAACTGCCAATCGAATGACTGAACGTTTTGAATATATTTATTTCTCCATGCTCTATCCTTTGAGAAGTAATCTTTAATTAAATGAATTGTTGCTTCTTCTACTTCATCTGGTATAGAGTCCCAGCCATATCTTCCTTGAACTTTATAGACATAATCTTTTTTGAATGCCCCGCCAAATGTATCATTATATGAAGGTGGAACTAGGCCGTTTGCAGAATAAACTGTGTTATCAAGCAAATTAGAACGATTAATTCTAATGCCAAAACCGCTTTCAGATATTTGAGTATCATATATCCAATTATTTTCATTATTAATAGCGTCTATAATTAAAACATCATTTTCATAAAGCTCATGCAGAGTGTTTATCTTAAACTGAAGTCTTAAAGAGTCTGATCCGTCTCCGTAGACTACGTGTACATCATCGTATAAATAAAATGTTTGTCCAGTATAATTTTCAATTATCTTTCTAGCCCATTTTTCTGCCATCTGAAGATCATGATATGTTTTAGCATTAATATCGCCTGGGTCTGTTCCATATCCTAGATCATCCATAATATCGAACATGCTAGCATACGGAGTGACCACATCAATATATGAGAAATGCGATCCACTAATTGTACTAATTTGATAGTTCCATTGAATCTTAAACTTTTTATTTCTGCGAACTAATCCTAATGGCAGGATTATTTGATATGTTCCAGCATCAACTTCTGATTTTGTTGCTGTTGCGGTATATACTGCTGTAGTTGGATTTACCAATGGAGCAGCTGTAGGATCTTCTGTTATATCATAAACAATGGCTGTTACATCGCCATCAGCATCTATAATATTACCGCCCCAGAATATCTTAGTTTTAATTGGTGCTGTTTGATCTACATATATCTCTGCCATTATTTTAGGCTTGTTTAGCTATAAAACTCTTGCGCTTCTCTTGGTGTCGCTAAACGAAAACCTTCCTCCACATCAAAAATTTTTTGAGCATCTTCTTCTTTCATTGCTATAAATGGATGTTCCTTTGTAAAGGTATAACCAATAATATCATATCGGAAGTTTTCTCTTGTCATTCTAACCAAAACATTGTCCTTTGGCTGATCCTTTTTTGGATCAAACTTGGGCAATACTTCTTGCGATTCTACATCAGATTCATCTTCAATAGCCTCGATTGTCTTAGCATAAACTGAATAGGTTACGCCTTCTTCTGCAAGTGCTGCAATTATATCTGCCTTATTCTTTAAGCCCTCTGTGTCGACTGCAAAATCTTCTGCAATCTTTTTAAGCTCTGCTACTTTTAATGTCTCAAATGACATATATTTCTCCTTAGTCTAGGTAAAACAATTATATCATTACTAATTTACAATGAAAAGCCCCCATATATAAATATGGGGGCCTTTAGGCTAACCTAAATAATTAGGAAGCAACCTTAACGTTCTTAACTACGACCCAAGCGTCTGCTTGTTCGATCTGGACGCCAACACGAGTATACATTGTGTACTCAATTGAGTCCTTACGTGGCCAGAAGAAGCGGTAAACAGTTACATCACGCTTGATACCAATAACAACGTTATTTGGGAATGTCAAGTGGACGTCTCCGTGTGAACCTGTCTCTCCTGAGTAGTCACCGTCTTGTGTCTCTGGAAGAAGTGGAACTTCAACGATTGGAATACCAAATGCGTATGGAGCTACATATCCTGCTGGACCTGAAACTGGTGCAACCTCACCACGGATGATGCCAGAAGCAATATCCTGTGGGTTGACGTTCTGAATGTTTTGTGAAGTTGCATATAGGTAATCCTGGATCAAGTTTGATCCTGCAAGGAAGCGGAGGTCTGTGCGACGCTGCTTGTACTTACGTGGAAGTGCCTTAAGAGCTGAGTTAAATACGGCTCTTGTGATGTTTGCTCCACCAGCATCGACAACGTGACCGTATGTCTTTGCCTTCTTAACTACACCGTTGAATGCCTTATAAAGTGCATCTCCTGTGAGTGCTGTGTTACCGTTTAGGATAACATCTTCAATGTCATTTCCAGCCTGTGTTGCAAGAAGTCTTGCAATGTGATCTTCTAGATCTGGACCTTCAATGTTGTCTTCTAGAGACTCTGTTGAGAGTTCCCAGTCAAGACGAAGCTTCTTTGTTGTCAAAGAAATCTTTGAGAATGTAACTGCTGAGTTTGTTGCAGTATCTGAACCTTCGGTTGCTAGCTTCATAAGCTTCTCACCAACGCCAATACGGTCAATCTCAGTTGTGTCTGACTTCATACGGACTGTACGTGCGACTTTACCTATTACGGTTGCATCGAACATATAATCAAGGAAGCGAGCAGACTGTTCTGGATTAAGCAGACCACCGTTACCATTTTCTGATGCGGTGTGGATACCTGATCCACCTGATGTGGAAGCAAATGTACCTGTAGCTGTTGTTCCAGCTGCAATATCTTTTAATAATTCATTGCTCATATTTTATTTCACCTACCCTTATTTGATTAAATCTGATACGGAACCGAGGAAAGAACCGTTCCATTTTGATTTTTTGATTGTTACTTCCTGAGATCCGCCAAGATCCGAGGACTTCTTAATTGCAGTCTCACCTTCTACTGCATCGACACGCTTTTCAACGCCGTCAATTGTGTTCTTTATGTCTTCTACAGCTTTGCTTAAAATAGCATGCTGTTCTGCCAACTCTGAAATTCTTACATCTACGCTCTTGCTGAATGACTCAACAGTATCTTGAATAGATGAAACTTGAGCTGCGTTTGTCTGTGCAGCTTTATTTAGAGTTTCTGAGAAAAAGCCCTTTAGGTCACCAAGCATCTTTGCAAAATCAGGTTCATCAACCATAACTTCTGATACGTCGGCTGCTTTCTCCAGAGATTCGGCAGGAGCGTCTGCAACTGCATCTTCTGCAGGAGCTTCTTCAGCTGCTGGTGTTTCTTCAACGGCAACTGTTTCTTCAACAGCGGTCTCTTCAACCACTGCGTTTTCTGTGTTTTCTGACACTTCATTACCTCCTTCTGCGTTTGCCTGTTTTGCAATTGTTTGTGTATCAGGCAACGTAAATCTTGATTTCTTAAATGAATCAAGAATCTTCTGTACTTCGTTAGACTTATTAATGTCTGACTTTTCTACCCATCCAATAATAGATGCTGGCTTACCAGTAATTGGTGAATCAAATGTTTTTTCTGTAGAAAGAAATACTGAATTGCTTTCTTCACAATAAAAAATGTTTTCTGTTACAATCTCTGCTGCCATTCCCTTAAAGACCATAGCCCCATTTGATTTCTCAATTGAAAAAATATTGCATAGTTCATTAGCTGGAGAGTCGACAATAGATAGTTCAACTAGATCATAGTCTTTAATAAATCTTACTGTTTCTCCTGTAGACTTGTTAACTTCATTATCAGAATCTTTAATTTTTCCGCCGATTGAAAATCCAGTAAGAGTTCCATCGAGAACCTTTTCCCAAGTGTCCTGTGCGCCCTTTGAAATGTATGATGTTACATAAACTCCATTATAAAACTTTTGTGAATCTTGATCGTAGTATGTCTCTGGTTTAAAAGAAACAACCTTACCCACAGCAATTGGCTGATGCATTTCTCTAAGATTACCTCTAAAGTTTTCAAACGCCTTTAGGCTTGCATCTGCTGTTACAACGTCTCCTGTCTGGTCAACGTTATCTAGTGTCGCAAAACCAGACACTGTTCTTTTTTCTATGTTGACCTTTGTGAAAGGAACTGATAAATGAAGGTTCTCTCCATTTGATGACCAGTAAGATTTTTCGATATTCATATGCTTAATTTTATAGGCATATATGTAAAAAGGCAAATAACAGTCGAGTAGATTATTCTACCTGACTTCCGTCACCTTTTGGATTCCTGGCTTCCCCAGAAATATCTGGAGAATTATTTTGTCTTTCTTGATCCCTAGTTCTTGTCTGTCCAGCCTGAGCTCTAATTTCTGCCTGCTGCTGAGGCTTTAATTGAATAACTTCATCTCCGCCTTCAATTGCAATTTTACCCATTCTTAGACGAACTTCATTAGGGGTAATAACCTGCATTCTTAAATATCTCTCATCAATCTTTGACTGAGTATCTTCATCTGTAAGGCTAAGTTCATTAAATTTAATTTGAACGGCATCTGTTTTTTCAGCAATAATTAAATTAATTTTTTTCTCTAATCTCATTTGTGCTGGGCGACAAACCTGCTCTTTAAATGTTTTATCCGCATCTCTTGCTGCAGCTAAATTAATTCCTTCTGGAATACCAATTTTAGAAATTGGAGTTCTGTGTGCTAAAAGAATTTCATCTCTATTTGCTTTACGATAAACATTAAATGATGATTCCTGTGCTCCAGCCTCAATTGGATCCATTTTAAATTCAACCTTTGAGTCAGGCGTATCTGGTGGAAGAGGGACATAAAGAGATCTATGGTTTTTGCCCTTTAGTCCAACCTGGAAAAACTCAAGCAATTTTCTTTCTGACTCTGGTGAAAGCTTGGCACCCTTAACAGTAATAATATATCTTGGAACAGCCTTGTTCTGGAAATAATCAAGGTTGTACTGACCAGAAAATTCATTTCCTGCAAGGGCTACTTGTGCAGCAATAATATCTGGAATACCGTAGTAATTGTCCATAGGAGTATATTTCTTTAAATGAATAATTTCGTTTGGTCTATCTAGTCCGCCAGCAATTGGATTCGGTGTATCTTGATCGCCAAAGTTTCTGAAGAAGACAGCCTTTCCGTAAAGCAACTGAATAAAGCCATCACGTAATCTTCTTACACGCATTGTCTTTGCTGGAATATGTCCAATATATCCAATATCTCCACGAGTTGTTCTGCCTATTTCAATAAAGCCATTTCCAGTTGCTTCTAAATCTGTGTATGCCTTAATAAGTGTTTCTGTAAATGTTTCTTCATCATTTACATCTTCTAACCACTGCTCTAAATCTTGTCTTAATTTACCGAGCTTTTTTCTGGCTCTCTGTAATTGTTTTTCATCTGTAATTCCGTCCAGCGCATCGTTTGTTTTTCTTGTCTCATCAAATTGATATCCTAGACCTACAATGTTTGCAACTTTTGCATTTATTGCTGCGTAGTTATATGTTGAAACTTCATAAATTTTTGATAGATACTCTAAGTTATATATTGGCTGAACCAGATCAAACATAGCGTAACCAGTTATTGCCTGTGCTAGCAAGTTTTGCTGTGTTGATGTACTATCTATTCCAGTAAAAGCCTTAGAAAATTCTCTGCCTATTTTTCTGCGAAATGCTGGGCTTAATCCGTTTAGTTTTCTAATGTCATCTAATTGAATATTAAATGGATCATCATGCTCTGTTTCTTTCTTGAAAGAAAACCAATCAGCAGCACTAGATAACTGAATTTCTTCATTTACTTCTGGGGTTTCATCAACATGTTCCATTTTTATCTCCCTGGCACAGTGAGCTTTTTCATCTCATCCTTATAGTTTCCTACATCTAGTGGGTCTGGCACTAAACCTAAATTAAGTCTTGACTGCTGATACTGATATTCTTCATCATCAATCTTGCGTCTTCCTGACAAAAATAATGGCTGCCCTCTGTCTATACCATAGCCAGAAACAGCTTTTCTCAAGGCTTCGATTCTTTCTTTGTTATCTTTCATTGATGTTATTGATAGGTAGTTTCCTTCGTCGTCTCCGACCCATTTTCCATCAATTTCCCATACGTAAATTCCGAGTGTTGTTTCCTCGTCTAAAACTTTGGTGCCGATCTTATTGAAGTCCATAGACACTTATTCTACCATTATATTTTGTTTAAGTCCAGCTTTTGTCACGATTGATGACAGAATTAAACGTTTTGGATCACAATCCAGTCGTTATCGAATACTTCTGCTGCATTTTCTGTCAGGGAAAATGACGGTTCAGATATAACAGTAGGGTCTCCGTTTATATAAATTTGATAATGATCAGCAACTGTTGCAGAATCTAGCTCATAGCCGTATGTAGATATATATTGATATGAAGACTCTGAAGCCCCATCAAGGGAATACCCTAGCTTAACTGAGTTTATTATTTGATTATCAAAAACCAGGACTACGTGATAAATTTCACCAGCCTTAAAAACATTTGATATTGATGTCTGAGATGTTTTATCTACACCGTTTATATATATTTTTTTTATATTATTTTTAGTTATTGTTCCAGATGATGCCCATGTATATTCTACTCCTATGTCTGGACTTACTGGCCCTGCGTCATAGGAAGCCGTATAAGAAGAATTATATAGCCCACCGTCTACCACAGCCAATCCCGTGTATGAGGTGTTATACAGCCCTCCTAGGACCTCTATAAAATTAATGTCTTCTCTATATACAAGACCTCCGCCAGATAGGTCTTTTGGGGTATAGAAAAATTCCATTGATGTGCAAAGTCTTCCTAGATTTAAATAGAATCCAGAGCTTTCTTTTACTCGTATTCCACCATGCATATTCCTTGATAAAGCTGAGTATCTTTTATTTCCCGCATATGCTTTTGCAAAATATTCGGTGTCATCTGTCATTTGTGATATGTAGCTAGAAGAATTTGTAGCATAAATAATCTGTGACTTATAAAATTTAATTGTGAGGCTTTCCATAAAAGGATTATTTGTTTTATCATTTGCCGTCTCAAAAAGTACCTTTATGTAAAGGCTATACGATGCATTAAAATCTTCTCCACTAGTAGAATTCCCATACTGTGGTATTTTAGAACCGTTCTCACATTCAACATAGTTTACTCCGTCAACACTTGAGTATACGGATACTCCTTCTGTCGCAGACCATTCTATCTTGGAAGCGTCTATTCCATATTGTGATGGTATATATAAAAACTCAGTAAAAAATGCAGACTGAGAAGTTCCAGATCCCACAGGAATTTGTATTCTATTTTTTATAAAATCATACTCTAGTCCTGCGGTAGTTAAATCTTTCCAGGGTTTTCTTGCTGGGTAGGAATACTCAAACTTAGTTGATATATTTGTATCGTATATGTCAAACAGCTCTCCAAGGTCTGGGAAGGTCGTATTAAATGCTGGTAGTGCTTGAGCTAAATTATAATGATTTTGTATTTGAGATTCTGATAAAGAATATCTATATATAGCTACAGAATCAACTAAAAACTTATTTGATGAATTAGAAGTGGGTCCGCATTTTAGTGATAAAGATGAATTTGTAAATTTAAAATCATTTAATATTTTTGAAGCTTGTTTTTCTCCATCTATATATATTGATATTTCTGACACTGAGTAAACACATACAATATGTACCACACGGCTAAAATTAGGTATAGCAAAATCTACTCTATAATCAATATTAGATAAACCTTTTAGTGCAAATGCTACGCCATTATTGTTCGCAAAAAGTCCGACACCGTTTGATGCATCTGCAACTACTGGTTCCATTGTTGATGTTAAAGCTTTTGGATAAATAAAAGACTCTATCGTAAATGGACTAAAAGAATAGCTACTATTTGCTATTGGGGTACCTTTACTTATTCCATAATAGTTATATGTTAATGGAAAAGTTATGCTTTGTGAGCTAGTTATTTCTACAGAATTTACTCCGCCATATGTGAGTGGAAGAGGAAAAGCAGAAACAGATTGTGCATATACCCCATTATTTCCACAGCCAGATATATCTATAGCGGTAGTTCCAGACTGTTCATCTAGAAACCAAAAACCGAGTGGATTATCTTTTATGACTGAGTATTTATAAGACATAATAAGATTATACCTTAAAAAGGCTCCTTGAAACAAAATATAGGACACATATACTTAGTGCCTTTTGTTACTGGTTTCGGATCATGGTAGTATGGTGGATATGAAGGAAATATAATCATACTCCCAGCCTTTGGTTTAATATCAAGCCCTTGTTCTGGAAAGCATATGTTTCCGCCTTCGTAGTCTTCATTTAAATACAAAACTATAGATATAGTTGGAGACTTATCTGCAGTTTCATCTATTGAGTCTACGTGTGGCCCCATGTAAGCGCCAGTTGAATATTTTTGTATTCTATAAGAATTTGGAATCCACCCAAACTTAACACCTGTATTTTTAGTGTAGTTGTCTAAACAACTATATGTAACATATTTTATTGGATCTAATATTATGTCTGGAATATAGTGTTCTCCTCCAGCATAAGACCCATACACCGTGTCTGTATCGCTAGAAATCCAGTCATGCCAATCTAGGGGGTATTCGTCTATCAATGATTTGTAAGAAGATATATCACTAAATATTTCTGTATAATAATATATATTGTCTTCTAATTTTTGAATATTCATTTATTCTCCGTTTTTGCCAACGTAGTCTAATGTAATTCCTTTTTCTTTATTTTCTGCCCAGACCTTATACTCTTCTTCTTGTTGACTTCTAACTTCAGCCAATTCATCAGCCCATTTTTTTCTTTGTTCTTCAGTATAAACTGCATCAGCGTTGTCCCAAAATGATCCTATTGTATATCTTGTTCCGCTTTTAACTTTTGTAACCTCATGCTCATTGCCGTGGCCTCCAGCAAATATCGCAAGCATACCTAGCTCTGGCTTAATAGTTATATCATGGTTTTTAAAATTTAAAACTCCTCCAGTAAAGTCTTCATTTAAATACATAAAGACTGCATACTTGCTTCTTTCAAAGGCTGTGGGGTTACCTTCGTTATCAGAATTGTCTGAATGAAAACTGGCAAAAGCTCCCTCTATCCATTTTTGTGCGTGATAACTAACCTCTGATAACTCTTTTCCTAGGACTTCTTCTGAAATATTTTTTATCTTACTTTTAAGCTGAGAAAAAAAATCATGTGGTAAATCAAACATGGCTAACCTTGGATCTGAGTCCCAAAATCCCATTGCATAAGAGTCGTAAAAAGATATTTGATTCCATTTTAATATATTGGAATCTGCTAAAAATTCTAGGTATTTTATAGCTCTACCCGCTTCTTCTTTTGATATAACATTAGAGACATGGAATACATCTTCTTTATATTTAGTTATTTCCATAATTATCTCCCATATTAATATATCTCATGCTTTTAGGATTTTCTTTTTCTAGTCTTTCTTCTTCCATTTTAGCCCAACGTACTGCACCGTAATGCTTTTGATTTCTGATCCACTCTTCTGATCCGCCATATGGGTATGACACAAAGTTTCTAACAAAAAACTTTTCTCCAGATGTTATGGTTTTAACTCCGTGAAAGTATGGCTCTATAGAAGGAAAAACTAGAATATCCCCCGACTCTGGCTTATAAGGATACTGCTTTCCATCCATTAAGAACTCAATTTCTCCTCCAACGTAGTCGTCGTTTAGGTATGTAGTACATGTTAAAAAGAATTTTGGTCCTGGCATTTCTCTTTCAGAAATTATGTAATCTGTATGATACTGCATAGACATATTATTTTGCATATGATCTACATTTGTATCATATTTTGAAAATGATGACGTAAGAAGCGAGGCCCCATCTGGAAGGGTTAGGTTGTGCCTTTTTATATAGTTTGATATTGCTTTTGTGTAAGCTGAATATACAGAATCAGATAAATATTTTTCATTATCATACATTTCTCCAAGTTCTCTGGGCTCGCTATCGTTATGTTTTTGCTGTGTATAAGAGCCGAAGACAGACCACTGATCCCATTCTCTTAAGTAATATTTACCATTGGATGACTTTGCAGACTCTTTAACTATTTCTGCTAGTCTTTGTGAGTCTGGAAGTAAGTTTTTATATACATCAACCATTGGATAAATTTCAAAAAAATCAAATTCATTAGTCATTTTTTTCTCTTTCTAGTTTAGTTACTGTCCAAAAAAGTGGGAATGTGTACCTACATCCTTCTTTTACCTTATTAACACCATGAATATAATTCATGTCTCCAGGGAAAAAATATGCTCCCCTGGCTTTTGTTTTAAAAACTATATTTTGTTTTGGAAAATATAGTTCCCCGCCAACATAGTCATCATTTATATAGAATACCGTTCCGATGTCGTACCATGGAAATTCATTTGGTGTGCCAGCATCTGGTCCTTCGTGAAGCTCTTTGTCTGCGTGTGGGAATTGCATAGTGCCTACTGGCCACCTAACTATTGCTGGTGCTGCTGGGAACACCTCTACATTAAATTTATTTTCAATTATTGGCTGCATTCTTTCTGTTACAAGCGTAAGTATCTCTACTACTTTAGGATCTGCTTTTTTTAAGGTACCAACTGTAGCCACACGGTTTTCCCAAACCCTGTGGTCATATATTATGTTACCATTTTCATTCCATTGAGATTCAGTAATATCCCATTCGGTATTATTTTTTGCAAAATTTAAAAGGTACTGCTGCTCTTCTTCTGTAATAAAATTTTCTATTTCGACTATATTATCAGAAGATGAACCAAAATAACCAGAAGGGGTTATTGACTGTCTTGAGTATCTTACTCTTTCTTGAACCTTTTTATTAGAATCTTGTATCATTCGTATAACTTCCTTTGCCATAAATTTTTTTTATATTGTCCATTTTCAGTTGTTCTTAAAATTTTTGAAGCTTTATTTTTTATTTCATTCATTTCTTCTTCTTCTTTATAATCTAATTCCATTTTCCAGTCTTCTCTTTTAAATGGAAATATTTGAACATATGGTGTTCCTGCTGGCAATAAACCAGAAAAATCTTTTCTTAAAAAAAATGGAGTAAGGCCTGGTATTTCTAACATATCACTATCTATTATACCAGCAGTAGTTATAAAAGGTAAATCATATCTATTCATTGGAGACATAAAAATTGCACTATAACCCTTTTCTAATTTAACTCCCCAATTTGGATACCAGTGAAAGTGTTGAGCTTCATACCCATACGGTACTTCGAATCCCTCCATAGGCACCCTTGAATCAATAAATTTTTCATATCCTGGTTCTGTTTTGGCTAACAATAAATTATTTTCTGGATCTCTATAAAACATAATGTCGCAAGGTGTCGTTAGATAATATCCACTTAAAAATATGTCTAGTAAAGCTGGGCAAGACTTAAATCCAAGTATCTCTGAACCCCACTTGTGCCTTAAAACTTCTTTTTTTCCTTCTTCCTTCCAATATTTATTTGCAGAAGTAAACCATTTAGGAATTTGTGTTTTTCCTGGCTTCGGTGCGAGTTCTGAATTTTCATTGTTGTACAATTGATGAGAAACAAATGTTATTTTTTTATCCATATTATTTTTCAACTACCTTTAATTTAATTGACTTTACTTCGTGGTTTCCCAATTTGTTTCCTCTTGGATCTATGGCATCTCTGTAAAAATTTGTCCATAGACCTTTAGAAGTTTTTTCTTTTACTATTTCTAAATGCTGTTCTCCATATTCGCTAGGCTTTAATATTTCTTGTCCAGAGTAGGAAATTGAAGAGCCCTGCATTTCTGATAAAGATATTGGAATTATAGATGATATTGGAGTATTTGCTTTAATTGTTATTATTTTATTAGCTTTTAATATTTTCAAAGCGCAGGGTAGCTCACCCTGAAAAAATGAAGTGCTTATGAGTGTTGTAAATGATTGATAATCTTCTGTAAATAAATTTGGGACTGGCATCTGTAATAAAGTTGTCTTCTCGTTAGTTCTAAAAACTAAACCAGTTTTAAAGCTTATAGTTCCATTTGCTCTACCTAAATTGCAATACTTATGTCCTGATAAAACTTTAACATGGTGACTATAAGTATCTGATATTCCATCCCATACAAAAGATATATCCTCTGGGTATGATATTCCCCATCCTAATGAATTTGTAAGGGTTACTGGGAAACATTTATAGGCATGTGCATCTACTGTATCTTCCATCCAATCTCTTTTGACAGAAAGTTGAGATATGTTGGCAGAATCTGCGTTATTTTTATAAACTAAAATATCATACATAATCTTCTGTATATCTTTTTTCTATCTCTCTATACTCTGGAGTATGCGGAGCTTCTAAATAATCAAGCATTGTAACAATAGAATACTTAACTCCAGAAGTAACTGGCATTGCAGCATGAGAATATATAAATGATGATGGGAATAAATAAAGATCCCCTGCCCGAGGCTTTATCTTTAAATTAAACTTATCAAAAAATAACTCTCCTCCCTCATAGTCATCATTTATGTATCCAACTGAAGAAAGTACGCATATATAAGAATATCCATGATCTGAATGAACTTGAAAATGTTGATCTGCTCCATATTTAATAAAATTAAATGACTCCCAATATTTTAAAGGAGCCAATCCAAACATTTGACTATAATCTTCAACTGGGGCAATTTGTGCGTTGTAAGAATCTTCCCAAATTTTTTCAAGCTTTAACGTGGATTCGCTTTTGCCAGAATCATCCCATGTATTTTTTTTAATTTTAAAATCTGAACAATCTCTATATTCTTTATCTACCAGTGCATAGCCAGTCTTTGCAGTTTTCCATTGATTTACATCTGAGCTATCAGATAGTGTATTCTCTAGTCTATTAATTAAATCCATTTCTGGAGTAAAAACATTTCTATAGACAACAATACCTGGGCCTAAAAATTCAGCATTACTTAACATTTATTCTCCAATTTATTTATAGTATACAGCTTTTATTTGTTTTTTGTCTATTTCTTTATGTTCTATTTCTTTATATTCTGGAGTGTGTGGTGCCTCCAAATAATCTAGAAAGGTAACAATAGCATACTTAGTTCCATGGGTAATAGGAAGGGATGCATGTGAATAAAGATATGTAGAAGGATATAAATATAAATCGCCAGCTTTTGGCTTAATCTTTAAATTAAGCTTATCAAAAAATAACTCTCCTCCTTCATAGTCATCGTTTATGTATCCAACAGCAGACAAAACACATATGTGAGAATAAGCATGGTCAGAATGAACTTCAATATATTCACCTATATCATATTTTACAAAATTAAATGGAGCCCAATATCCCAGTGGTGGTAACCTAAAATGTTGAGCATAATCTTCAACTGGGCCTAACACCGATGTATAACAGTCTTCCCAAATTTTTTCAAGTTTTAATATCGATTCGCTTTTTCCCGAATCATCCCACGTATTTTTTTTAATTTTAAAATCTGAGCATTCTCTATATTTTTTACCTATTGGAGCACGTCCAGGTGGGGTTTTTGAAGTATTCCAATTATTTTCATTTGATTCATTAGATAAAATTTCTTCTAGCCTGTTGATTAAATTAAGGTCCTCTGAAAATACATTTCTATATACAATAAGACCTGGGGCTATATACTCAGCATTACTTAACATTTATTATCCAATTTATTTATATTGGTCACTTCTGTGCCCTTTTTGTGTTCTGTCTGTCATTAAATTTAATATATATTTTATTCCACTTTTAACAGGATATGCTGCATGTGCATATATATAAGAAGATGGGAAAATCACTAAATCTCCAGATTCTGGTTTATAATTAATATCAAAGAATTTGAAATGAAGATTTCCACCATCATAATCATCATTAAGGTATGCAACACAAGATACTGTATATCTGACGTCTGGTCCATCATCTGTATGATAATTAAAAAAATCGTTTGCAGAATATTTAACAACATTTAATGCTTCAAAATATTCTACTTTAACTGGATAATCTTTTTCATAGTCTAATAAACATTCTTTAATTTTTATCATTACTTCATCGTATATCTCTAGCAACTCTTTTGAATTTTTTGCATCCTGGTCTAAAGAAATATTGCTATACACAAAAGCTTGACAAAATCTACCGACACCTTGATACAGTGAGCTTTCATTAGTTTTGGCTTTATCCCAATTATCTCCTATGTTTTTTTCATATCTTTCTACAAGATTCATAGATTTTGGAAAAATATTTTTATAGATAACTATCCCTGGACCAATTACATTTTTTACCATGCTATTCGCTATCTTCCCTATGCCATTTACCTATTGGACACTCAGCATTTGAAAGAGTTGTTTTTGCAGGCATATAACATTTACATTTGTCGCATTGTTTTGTCGGCAAAAAAAATTCACAACCTATGCAAAGACTCATTCTTTTATCTATAATTGATTGCTCACGTATTTTTTTATTTGGGTCAATCAGATGCCATGGTCTAGCATCACCTAAATTTTCTTTCCATTCTTTCCATTTAGACATAATTTATTCTTTCTACTATTTCAATATTGAATTTTTGCTAGAGTGCCAGATATCTCCAAGTCCTACGGAATCTTCTTCGGAAACATCTACGATAATTACATTGCCGTCAAAAGCTGCGTTATACTTTGCAAAATCAATACTACTCTTATCCATAGACATGATACCAAAAATTTTATTGTTTGACAAGAATACGTAAACAATATCATTATGATTAAATTCTCTAACTCCTTCTTTATTATCAATAATAAACTTATTATCTACTAATATGGAGCCTATCTTAATATTATTAAGGTCTGGAGCTACTATGGCCTTTGATCCCATAGAAATGGACTTCCTATACCGTTTATCTATATCTGTATCTTTTTCAAAATATAATATATCAAATATTTCGTATAGACCTTCTTCTATTTCTACGGCTAAAGCGTACTTGCTTCGCATATTTTATCTTTCTACTATGTTTACATTATATAATGTAAATTAACCTATGCACTTACCGTTGTCACAGTATGTTCCATATGGGCAGTTAAATGAACAGAATGCTGGTGGGGAAAAGAACCCTGGTGGGCTAAAGAACCCTGGTGGGGAGAAGAAGTTTGGTGGTGAAAAGAACCCTGGTGGGGCAAAGAACCCTGGTGGGGCAAAGAACCCTGGTGGGGCAAAGAAGTTTGGTGGGGCAAAGAAGTTTGGTGGGGCAAAAAACCCTGGTGGGGAGAAGAATGCTGGTGGGCTAAAGAATGCTGGTGGAGCGAAGAAAGTAGTAACTGGACCAACTCTTTTAGCTAAAGATGTTCCATTAGCATTTAATGCATATATATCATAACTTTGTGAGGTTCCACCAGTTTCTGTAACTTGTGTTGATGTTGTAACGATTCCAGTATATGAAGGCCCGTCTGTAGAAGTTACAGTATAGCTTGATATAGCCTTACCTCCAGTTTCTGGAGCTGTCCATGTAAGATCATCTCTATTTGCAACTGTTGATGATACTGAAGCTGTTTGAATTGCTTGAGGAACAGTTGTTGCTGTTACTGAAGATGATGTTTTGGGGGCAGAAGATCCTACTGAGCTATTTGCAACAATTGTAAATGTATATGCTGTGTTAGATGCAAGACCTTGGAATGTATACGGACTTGAAGATGTAGTTACAGTATATGTGGTTGGAGTTGTTGTAATAGTAAATGAAGATGCTGCTGCCGATCCAGAAGGAACCGCAAATGTTAACGTAACGGCTCCACCAGTTCCTGCAGCATTTGCCTCAGAAGTTGTATTTGCTGTTGCTAGATATGGTCTTGAAGTCCCAACGTCTGCTGCACCTGATATTACTACTGCTTCTGGCTGACTTATTTGACCTGAAACTTTACCTGTTTTTTTACCTGCTGCCATTTTTTTATTCTCCTATTCTATTATGCTGTTGCTAAATCGCCGATTAGTACCCAAGTATTTGCAGCACGCTTGAAAAGTGTTGCAGATGACCATTGAGCTCTTAAGAAAGCTCCTGGGGTTGAATTTACTGTAACTCCAGCTGCACCTACAACTCTTACTCCACCCGTATTTGTTCTAAGTACATCGATAGAAGTACCTATTGGGAAGTTTAGTGTTGAATCTGTTGGAATTGTTATATCGACTGCAGTTCCACCAGTATGAGACACTTCAATTAGATCGTCTCTTTCTGTCAATGCTGACAGGGTGTATGCTGCAGTCTTTTGAATAATTGTGGTTTGTGATGGCACACCCTCTTTTGTTTGTGTTCCATCTGTAAATATAATTCCCGCTGCAGCTAAATTATTAAGCTCAAGATCATCTAGTGATCCCTGACTGAAATCAACTGTGGTTGTAGGCTCTGTGCTTACTCCCTTGAAGAGCTTCCACTCATTAGCAGAAACATCTCTTACGAAACCTGCATGTTTTACTGTTCCATCATTATAAGCAACTACCAGACCAAGGTCTACTGTATTTGCTGAATTTTGATGAGCAAGCTGTACCATGTTATCTTCAATTACAATAGTTGTTGATGATGCGTTAAAAGATGTACCATTAACTGTTAAATTTCCATCAACAACGATATTTCCGTCAACTTCCATATTTCCAGTAAATGTTTGATTTGCTGCATTTAAATATGCTAATTGTGCTGTATCAGAAATTCCATGAATAGATGTGGTATCTGTTGCATGTGAGCTTAAGTCAGTAGATGATGCCTTTGCATTCAACTGAGTCTGAATTGCTGAGGTAACTCCATCAACATAATTAAGTTCTGTAGCAGTTGCTGTTATTGCAACATCTTCATTAATTTTTGGACTTGTTAAAGTCTTATTTGTTAAAGTTTGTGTATTACTTGCTGTCGTTAAAACAGATGTATCTGCAATTCCATGAACAGAAGTTGTATCATTTTCATGATTAGTTACAGCTGTAGCAATTGCTGAAGCTGCTGCTATTCCTGCAGCAGTAATTGCATTAGATTCTGCATTACTTGCTGCTGTGTTGGCCTGTGTTATTGTAGCTAGAGCTGCAGTATCCGCAATTCCATGAATACCTGTTGTATCTGAAGCGTGAGAGCTTAGATCAGAGGATGAGGCTTTTGCGTTTAACTGTGTCTGAATTGATGATGTAACACCGTCAAGATAACCGATTTGTGTGCTGGTAACACCAGAAACAACTGCTTGCTTTGCATCTAATTGTGACTGAATTCCAGATGTAACTCCGTCAAGGTGTCCGATTTCTGTATCTGTAACATTTGCAACTTTAGCTTGCTTTGCATCAATCTGTGCTTGAATTCCAGAAGTTACGCCATCAAGGTAGCCAATTTGTGTACTAGTAACACCAGAAACAACTGCCTGCTTTGCATTTAACTGAGTTTGAATTGCTGAAGTAACTCCATCAAGATATCCAATTTCAGTATCTGTAACATTTGCAACAACTGATTGCTTGCCATTACTTAAAGAATTTAATGCATTTGTGACGGTTACCGCAAAGTTAGCGTCATCACCTAGCGCTGCAGCTAATTCATTCAATGTGTCTAATGTTCCTGGTGCACTGTCTACTAATGCGGTAATGTCTGACATAAGTGCTACTGTACCTGTAGCATCTGGGAATGTAATTGTTCTATCAGCTGTTGGGTTTGTAACAGTAAGGGTAGTTTCAAATTCATTATTTGTAGAGCCCTCAACAATAATAGATGCTCCTGGAACGAGAAGGTTCTTGCTTGAATCTAGTCCCGCTACACCAGAGACCGCTCCAATATCTGTTAGCTCTACATAATTAACTAACTGGTTTGAGAGATCAAGGAATCCTGGGTCATTGGCATAACCTAATGCTGACCAAGCTGCCGTTCCATCACCAAACTTAATATACTTTGTGTCTGTCTCAAGACCCATCTCTCCAGCTTCTAAAACTGGGTTGGCGGAAGTCCATTGAGCCGCTGTACCTCTTCTTACTTGAATTCTTACTGTTGACATTTTTTTCTCCTATTTTATATTATAGCATTTAATAAATTATTACTGAAGTGGACCTGAATCAAATATGTAGTCTACTGCTGTGGTTGTTGGCGACCCACCATCCATAAATTTAGATGTTGCAGAAGGTGTTACACCATTAGCCTGAATTATATATGTTGGCTCTCCATTATAATCAATAGAAAGACCTACATCCATAAATGTAAGGGATTGTGTTAAATCTGGTATTTCAGAGTATAAAGCAATAGGCTGCCAGGCATTATCAATATAAACCTTGAGCCTTTTAGTATTTGTATCAAAAGCAATAGGAGTTGTGCCAAGTACGATATCGGTATCAAATGTTGCTGTTCCAGCTACATTTAATCCGTTCTTGACCTTGAAATTCTTATTTGTTGTTGCCATTTAAGTTCACATATCCCCTAATTGTTTTTGGTGGGGTTTTGAAAGGACCCCTTACCTTTTATTTAATTATACTAACAGTGTACCAGTAATTAATACTTCGGTATTAGCATTTGCAGGTGTTACACGGATTCTTACATCTGTTCCGCTTATATCTGCTGTAATTGACTGAAGAGAAGTTCCGCTTGTTGATGACATTCCATATTCTGTTAGATAAACATTATCTGAAGAATCTAGAGTCAACATAATTTTTGTTACTTCTGTGTGTGTTGCAGTCTTTGACTTAACAAGGAACTCTGCGCTTCGGTATGAAGCCTTTGCCCATGAATAAGCTGTAGTTGCTGCTGCAGTTACAATATTACCTGTTGTTGCGGCAACTTGCTTAGCAACTGAATTAACATTTATTGCTGTAAATGCTGTAGTTGCATCTAGAACATCGTCTAATGAATTTGATGCTGCAGTTGCTACAGCATCTGCTGAACCATATGCATCATAAGTATTTGCTGTTACAGATATTGCACCTGTAGTGTCGTTATAAGAAAGTCCTGTTCCTAGGTTATCACCAATAGCATCCTGTGCTCTTTCATTGGTAAAGTAGAGGTTAGTTCCTTCTGTAATATTTGATGTTGAAGCATCTGCGGTATTAAACTTAGCGTTAATCTGTGTTTGAATAGCGCTTGTAACTCCATCAAGGTAGCCGATTTCAGTATCTGATACTCCAGAAACCTTATCTTGCTTATTTCCTAATGCTGTTGTAAGTGTTGTTGAATAGTTAGCATCATCATTAATGGCTGCTGCTAATTCGTTGAGAGTATTTAATAGATCTGGTGCACCATCAACAAGGTTTGTTATTACGCCGTCTACGTATGTCTTTGTTGCTGCATCATTTGCATTTGTTGGTGCTCCAAGACCTGTGATCTTGTTTGTACCCATTTCAATTGCGCCAGACATTGTTCCGCCAGCTTTTGGAAGCTTAGCGTCTAATTGTGTCTGAATTGATGATGTAACTCCGTCAACATAGTTAAGTTCTGTTACTGTAAGTGTTGCTCCATCAAGAATATTGAGCTCTGCTGCTGTAGAAGTAACTCCATCAAGGATGTTGAGTTCTGCTGTAGATGCCGTAATTCCATCGAGGACGTTAAGCTCTGTTGCTGTTGCTGTAAGGGCTACGTCTTCGTTAATTTTTGGGCTTGTTAAAGTTTTATTTGTAAGTGTCTGAGTATTTGTTGTTCCAACTACTGCACCAGTTGCACCGTGGGCTTCTGTAAGATTTGCGTGAGTTGTAAGATCTGAAGATGAAGCCTTATCATTTAACTGAGTCTGAATAGCTGATGTAACACCATCTAAGTATCCGATTTCAGTATCTGATACGTTTGCAACCTTTGCAACCCATTCTTAATTCTAAAATTCTTATCTACTGTTGCCATTTTTTATCCCTTTCGCCTTAACTTTTTAAGGCGGTTCTATAATATCTAGCGGTTATAGATCCACTTGTTGGTGTTACTGACAAACTAATTATACCTGCATTTTCTTCTAATTGCACAGTATAAAGAGAATTATTTGTGTTGGATGATATCTCATATCTATTTACATGTAGATCTGTTCCATCGTTAACTATGTCTAACTGATCAGATACGAAAAGACTGTCTTTTTTAATCTGAAGCGTATATCTTACTGTTGAATATAGGGACTTAGAAAAAGTATCAATTGCTGTTTTGTTTTCTATTCCGCTTATTGTTGAATCATTATTTCCAGCAAGTCCTAGTTCTGTTCCTACCTGTCCTCCTGCTTCAAGAGTGCTTACTCTGTAGTCAAGAGATGTGGTTACTGAAGAGCCAGTAACTCCAACTTTAGCCTCAAGTGCTTCAATTGCATCGTTAGCGTTTGAGTGTTGCTGAGCGTGTGACGGAGAAGAAAGACTATCTGTTCCGCTTGGATTTGTTAAAGTATCCAGAGAGTTTGGATAATTAGTTGCCATGATTACCTCTAAATTTAAAGCCTTTGTACAAAATAATTATATCATGTATTTTTTAAAATCAAACTTAAGGAACATAACTTTCGTCTATGTCTCCGTCATAAGTGTGTCTATGATCTGGAACCTGAAAAGCTGCTAAAAGAAATGATGATGCGCCAGACCAAGTTGTGTCAGAAAGTTTTGGACCATAAAATATTTTTGTAACATTGTCTATATAAAAATCGTTTGTTAAACCTAAATTTGATGCTGGTGCACCATTACCATTAAGGATTGTACTTCCGCGTACACCTTGAGGGCCAGGAGAAGAAACTATAACATTATGAACATTTTCTGTTACTATTATTTTTTCTATCATCAAATGGTCACCGATCTTTTGAGAGCCATAAACCCTTCAAGGAGTTTAATTTTATTCCCAGCAGCATCGATAACCATAATATCGTAAGAAGATTTTGGATAGAATAATTTATTTGTTTGAGTTGGAGTCATCTTTATTGTTAATGTTCCATTTATTCCATCTATTGTGATTCCACCAGATGGCGATGTTAATGATACAGCTAACTTAGATCCGCCTGGTGTGTCTCGGACTTGCATTTTTGCTGATGCGCCAACTAAAGAAATAGGTGTTACTGCATCTTCTTCAGTGTATTGAACCTGAAAAGTAAATGTAGCATTTTGATCTACTTCGAAATTTTTTTGTACTGCCATTTGCCATAGTCTCCTAAATAGGAATACTCCTGTACCAATTTTAGCACAGGAGTATTTCTAATCTACTGATTATTTGTTCTGAAATCCAAAGCTTTTATCGTTTGGATTTAGCGCCTTAAGGATAACTGGGGCAACTGCGGCTACGCCTGCTGCGATCAAATCCTTTGGATTTGTATTTCCAGTCATATATAGAGCCATAGCTGCTGCTAAGAATGCTCTTCCATATGTACCTAATGCGCTTAGAATTTGCTCTTGCATTGTAACTTTCCCATCTTTGTTTAAATCGGCTTTATCGAATTTAGCCATATTTATCATCTCCAATCAGGGCAGGGTGCCCTGAGAATTTGGGTATTAACCCAAATACTATTGTATCACTAAGCTGATATGTCTACTATCTCACAATTACCATCTGATGTACAGGCAAGTGTCTGGGTTCCAGAAGTTCCGTCCTCTGTTTCGTAGAAAGACAAATCTTCCCAACGAATCGATTTTGGCATTTGTGCTAGAACTGCTTCGTATTCTTCTTTTGTAACTTCTTGGTATGGAGCCTGCTTATAAGTATGATCAGAGTGTGGCAAGAATGAGATTCCAGAAACTTCATCAAAATGCTTATACACCCAAGCCCCCACTTCCATCCACTCATCTTCTTTTACAGATACAGTAATTGAAGGCTTGTGCTCACACCATGCACGTTGATAAACAAGCCAAGTATTTAAGTGCTCTATTGCTGTTAAATCATTTCTAACAATCGCACCTTCTGGTGCCTTAACTGGAAATGAAAATACGTATGTGTCGTTTGGTTTCATAACATCATCTTCTACTGGAATTCCGACTTCCTTTAAAAATGTAGAGATTGGATCTCCTTTTGAGCCACGTACTGTACGAATATAATATGGTGAATGCCATGCATGCATTCCTGAAGACACCCCGACCAATTGGGAAACTGTTCCAGAAGGCTTTACACATGTAATAGCAGCAGACTCTTGAATCCCAATTTTCTGAGCCTCTTCTGAATTAATTGTTCTTGCGTATTCACGAAGCCCAACTAAAACTTCTTCTAATTTCTTAATATCTTGTTTACCTGAAAAGAATTTATGTCCGAATTGTCCAGTTAAAGAAACTCCTAATAAACGCTCTTCTTCTGTGTTATCTTTCCAGATTTTACGAAGATATTTAAAGTCTGTTAACGTTGACTGCCAAGTTCCAAGAATTGTTGCAAGACGTACTTTATTTGAAACATCCTCAACTGTATCCTTTTCACGTAATACGACTTCTGAAAGATTACAAAACTGATAAGGACGGAGAATAATTTCGGAACATGGGTTTGTTCCATAATGGATTTCAGGGTCTCTACGGCCATACTTCGCTGCCTGCTTCTGCGCTGCTGCAACATTATAGATTCCACGTTCGCCAGACTTCGAGTCATAAAGAGATTTCCATTCTGCAATAAATTGCTCCATTTCTGGCTTACGTGAGTAAGCAACAGAGTTATTTGAAAGTGCACGTTGTGAATTATTTTCCCACCAGTTCCCAGATTTTGCTTGAGCCATTTCAATGTCATTAATATTTGACAAAGAGATCATTGCTGATCTGCGGACTCCTCCGACTACAACAATTTCTCCAATCTTACACATAATATCATGTGCTTCAATTGGTTTTAGCTGTCGTCCTGTTGCAGATTTAAACTTTGCAATAGTAAAGTCAAATAGGTTGATGAGTGGCTGTGGACCAGATGATCTTCCGCCCATTGTTTTAAGTCGAGCACCAGATGGACGAAGTTTGCTTACATCAACAGAAGGAATATGTCCTGACCATAATAATGCAAGTAGCTCACGATATGCTTTAGCCCAACCCTGCTTTGAATCTTCAACCGTAATTACAGTCGTAGACTTTTCTAAAGTTTCTGGAACGGGAGGAAGTTTATTAACATACTTATATTCAACAGAGAACCCTACTCCTGTTCCGCACATAAGAATATACATTGTTTCGTCAAATGAGCGTGGTGAATCTACTGGAACAAATGAGCAGTTGTAACCTGCAACATGATCTCTATCTAATGCGGCACCTGCAGTCATTACTGATCTCATTGATGGCATTACGTCTCTATTATAAACTGCTTCTTTCATTTCTTGAAGAAGTTTTGAATCTGGAATATAATCTTTAGTTTCTTTAAGATGTTTTGTCATAAAGTCAAAATAGCGATCTACCGTCTCACCCCATGTTTCACGACGATTTTCTTCTGGAATCCATCTTGCATATCTAGACAATGCAATAAAGTTTTCATATGGGTTTTCAATAGTTTTTGACATTTTAAGTGTGACCTCTTCTTCCGCCTTACGGATTAATAAATTTTTATGAAACCTAAGTGTATCAAACTTTTTTTTAAGAGTCTAGGGCTAATTAAATTTTTTGAATATGTGATCAAAGGAATTCTTAGTCAACTCTAACCAATTATATTCTTGATGTATCTTAGTTGACTGAGCATAGTAATATCCAGAATATGCATTAAAGTTAAAAACAACATCTCTCATAAGCTCAACTAGGTGTTGACGGTTTGGCTCAAAAACTTTACCTTCGTGTGGAAATGGCCACGGGGAATCAACTAGCTTTGATTTTAATTTTAATGGGCCTAAGTATTTTTCATAATGTGCCCAACTTGCCGTACATATAGTTGGCATACCAGTAGCAAGGGCTTGGAGCGGAATAAAACCAAATCCTTCTCCATAACTTGGATATACTAAAACATCATGATCGTGATATAGTCTAACTAACTCTAGATCACTTAGTTCTTCTGTTATAACCTTTACATTATTATAAATATTTTGTGGTAAACCTATTATCTCTTTATCTATGTAGTTATTATAAACTCTGGTTGTATTATGATGATACGCTTTTATTGTAAGAGAATACTTAGGATTATTTCCATAAAGCTCTCCAAACACATCTACTACCATTTGTCCAGCTTTTCTTGGTGCTGGCTCTCCGATGTGAAGAAACTTAATCTTGTCTGACTCTCTTCTTCTTTTTGGCTTCCATATGTCTTGTATACCATGTGGATAAACCTTGATATCTTTATATCCGTTATCTTCGAAAACATTAGCGCACCAGTCTGATGTTGTCCAAATTTCATCGCAGTGATCTAACATATTTTTCCATTTATCTGGAATTTTTGTAGATTCCCACGGAGTATATCCTATTTGATATTGACCTCTGTGCATTTTAAAATGTTCTGGCTGAGCAAAATTTAATTGTACTGGAGCTTTTGGATAAGAATATGGAACATCATGGCCTAACTCTTTTAACGAAGTAGCTATATTTGATCCAGCATAACCATATCCATTAGAGTTCTTAAAGTTAATTGTAGGCGTAAAAAATGATATTTGCATATAATCTTTCTGGTCGACTGACTTGACAGTAACTTACTGACAATGCTATTCTTATAGTTCGTTATCTCTAAAGGAGGAAATGCCAATGGAGAATATAAAACAAAAGCTTAGTGATGTTGCCCATCACTGGACCGTAATAGTAATGATAACATTATTTCTATTCGGAAACAACACGGTTGTTCCAGTAATGCCAGAATCGCAAGCTCTAGTAGTAAAACCAAAGACAGAAGTACAACTTAAGAAAGAAACCTTAGTGAAGTACAGCAATACTGTTTATAAGCCTTCAGAAATGATGTCTGGGCAGGAATTAAAAAGCCTGCTTTGGGCAGTCGGATTTGAAGGTAAAGCCCTTCAAACGGCTTGGGCCATAGCTAAACGGGAGTCCAATGGACGACCTATGGCATATAATGGTAACAGGAATACTGGAGACAGTTCCTATGGAATTTTTCAGATTAATATGTTGGGTAACCTCGGAATTGATCGTAAAGAAAAATTTAACCTGAGATCAAATGTACTTTTATTTGATCCAGTAATTAACGCAGAGATAACGTATTATATGACCAAGGGCGGTACCGACTGGTCTGCCTGGAAGGGGTTAACCCCAAGGGCACAAGAGTGGTTTCACAAGTTTCCACTAAAGAAACAACAAGAGGAATAATGAAGATACAGTACGTATCAAAATATATAGCTCTTTCAGAAGAGGGCCTTGTATCGAAAATGGAATGTCCAATCGATCAAGGTCTTCTTCTGTCTAACCTAGATAATGAAGACAATATATTTTTATATTGCCTCTCTTGTGATTATAGAAAAAATATAGGAACCAAATTATATGATGACATTGTAAGGATGGTAAATCATAATGAAAAAATGTAGCGGTAATGAATGTCAATGTGAATCTACTCCTATGGTGGTAACAGATAACATGGGAAGAGAAATATTTTGGGAAGACTTAGGTAGACCAGATGGACAATAATATAGAAAATAATAATTTAGAAGATAATTTGCCTATGGTAAATTATATTATGCTAGCTAGAATATATGACGTTCTTTGTCTTTTAGCCAGCAAAGTGTGCGGTGATGAAGAAATTAGTAAGATGGTAAATTACCATGAGGAGGGCTACCTTTTAGGACCCAGCCCTTCATATAACCCAGTAAAGGAAAATGAAAATGGATAAAGAAAAAGTAGTAATGGCAATGTTGGAAAAAATAAATAATGATACTCGTGCAATGGGTGTTGCAAATGGTGTAGACCTTATGGCTATTGAGCAGCAGGTAATGCAAAATCAGAATAGCTTAATTTATATGCTATCTAACCTGCATGACTTTATCATTGAAAAAGGATTATTTAAAGATCCCTCTTGACTTTGAAAAAGTCTAATATTACAATTAGTAAGTATTAGTCGTAGCATTCGTGCTCCTGATACTTGCACGAAGGTGCAGCAAGTCCCAATCGGATCCGCCTCTGGTTGGGATTTTTGCTTGTCTAGGGGTATAATAGAAGAATGATTAGGCAACAAATAATAGCCCTCAATTCAACCCCCGTAGACTTAACTGTAACTGGAGTTATTGATCCTCAAACGGCTGTATCAATCCAAAATATTATGACGACTGGCTTTGCCTACCTGGGAAACGAAAGTGTATCTTCTTCGGATTACGGGCACAAACTTTATCCTGGACAATCTTTTACAATTGAACTTGCTCCTAATGATAAGCTTTTTGCAGTTGGTGATGCTGGAGTATCAATAGCTAAGTTTATATTGGATATAGGATGAGCCAGCCAAGAATACGAATAACGACACCGCCTTTTGACCCGCTAACAGTAGAGTTTGTATCTACAGTAAAACATCTTGTTAAAAGTGACTATAATGGAACTATCTATAAAGGGCAAGCTGTTTACGTTTCTGGGTCTACTGGAAACGACGGAACTAATATGCTTGTCGTTAGAGCAAGCAATGTGGGTGAACCTACATCTTCAAAGACTCTTGGACTACTAGAACAAGACCTACAAAAAAATGGAATTGGCTATGTAATTACCGAAGGCCTACTTGATGGACTCAATACAAACGGGGCAAATGCTGGGGATCCTGTATGGCTTGGAGTAGACGGCAACTTAATCTATGGGCTAGCCAACAAGCCAGTAGCACCTGAACATTTGGTTTTTATTGGCATAGTTACACGCAAACAACAGAACAATGGCGAAATATTCGTTAAGGTTCAAAACGGATTTGAACTAGAAGAACTACATAATCTTGTATTAACGGGTAAAGCAACTGGGGATATGATTAAGTGGGACGGAACTAAGTGGGTTAACTTTAAAGGCGTATCTGGAACATTTACATCAGCAGATAGCAAAACAATTACCGTTACTAATGGAATAATTACATCTATAGTATAATATATATATGACCAGAGATCATTTTAGCAAAGTTATGCACAGCCCATACTTTCAAACAGACCATTATGAGAATGAATCTGCAGGCGGTAAGATGGAAAAAAAGATTGAAGGCTGGTTTAAGCGTTTCTTTAAAAAAGAAAAGAAAAAGTAATTATTTTATATTACCAAATTTCATCTTGATCATATTCAGGAATCTGTAATACTGGCTTATATAGATCATCATTTGTTAAATCGTATAATATTCTCATAATCGTCATACATGCCTCGTGAGAGTCCATATACCACAATCTGCAGAAGCCACCCTCAAAGTTTAAGCAACTTGCCTCTAATCGGCTCTTAAGACTGTCTACGACCCATTCCAGAGCGGCGGAGGCGATAAGATCATCATCTACATAATAGTTCTGCTCTCTATATCTAGAATCAGATATATACAGAGACAATTCCTGTACTATTTGTTTATTTAATGTAGTATAACTCATAGTGTAATAATAACCAAGCTGTAGTATATTATTAGCAAGATAGCCGAAGATATAATAAATGAATTATATAGATTCGAATGTTTCTTTTTCATCTTCGTCCCAAGAGTCGAAATTAAATGCGTCTTCAAATGACGCCTTTTTTAATGTGAGAAATCCAGCAACTAAAGATAGTGTTGTTAAGAACGCTACCGCAAATCCAAGTTTCTTTTTCATAATTATCCTAGTTGACTACAACTTATGTGTATCTCACATAATCTAACAAGTGTACCATCTTTTAATATTTTACTTGTATATCCATACTTATCACAGTATGAGCATTTCTTGCTTGGCTCAAATTTACAGCTTTCCATAGCTTCCCGCCTCAAAAAATCCAATAAGCCAATAACACTAAAGTTGTTGGTCCAAATATTAATAATGCTTGTTCCCATGCCATGTATTCATTATACCATGTAGGCCTAGTGAGATTTGAACTCACAGTCGATTGTATATAAGACAATTGCTTTTACCAGATTAAGCTATAGGCCCGTATGTTTGTATTAATAACCCACATATACAAACAATAATAGATACGATGCCTATCCACAATAATGTCTTCATCTTTATATTATATTTGAATCCTTCTAAAACGTCAACATGCTATAATTGACTTATGTTTACAAATAACCCTAATATTGAACAAATTGCTGATGAAATTTGGATCTGGCGTAACTTTTTATCTGAAGAAGAGAATAGCCTTATAACAAATTTAATGAAAGAATACGAAAAGAAATTTGAGGACGATCAGGAAGCCTTTAAACATGAAGGGCATGCCATTGATTGGTATAAAAATAAAACTGGTCCACTGATGGTAGAGCTAAAACCAATATGGGATAGAATTTCAGAACTTCTTTATCCAGAACATTACATCCATCCACAGCTTTTCATGCAAGTCATGCGTCCTGGTGATAAAGGAATGTTTATTCATGCAGACAGTCCAGGAATGAATATGGAACACCATCTCACTCAGCTAGATAGATGGTCAACATGTTGTAGATTAAGTCACGGTATTGTTACATACTTTGGAGATTACACTGGCGGAGAAATCTATTATCCAAACATAGAAAAAGATGGAAGTCGCAAAAATAGACCTCAAGATCCAGATGATTGTCTGGTAGTTGATGTAAAGCCTAGAGACTTTGTTATTCATGGAGCAGTGCATCCATGGGAACATGGTGTAAAAGAAATTACAAGCGGAACGAGATACGCTTACTCTAACTTCTGCATGGAAAAAGAACATGCCCCTGGAACATTTGAGTTATTTAATCCAGATAAGCATCCGCACATAACAGATACTGAAGAGATCATGGATTGGGTAGCTACTGTTTACCCAGAGACAACTTTCTGTAAAAAGAAGTGTATTTGCGGGGACTCAGCAGATTATCCTTATTGCGATAATACACATAAGATTGTAAATAAGCGTAAAATGGAAGAAGAATCTACTAAATCACAGTAAAGTGCGAAAATTGCAGTGCGGCGGGAGAGAGAAACCCCATTACTGTTATATTAAATAAGCCCAGATATATCTTTATGTGAGTTTATAATACATGCTACCTGATTCAAGGATGTGTCTATATCAATCTCATCTATAGAGTTAAATAGTACTGGATTCTTTCTCTTAGCAAATGCTTGCTTTCTAGAATCTTCGAGCAAATGCTCGAATTCTTCTTCTGTCTTTCCTCCCGCCAAAAATTTAATCTTTGCCTCGTTAATTTCTTTGTTTTTATCGTTAGAAATAAACTGTCTAATATAATACTTAGAGTCGTTTTTACCAATTGGTTTTACTCCATGATATAAGTCAACTGGGAATATCATTGCATCTCCAGCTTCCATCTTATACTCAAAATAATCTTCTACTATCCATGCCTCTTCTGTTTTACCAGTTTTAGAGTCTACAAAAGGAACTCTATCTGTGCCATAATGATTAAAGAATATAATTTCTCCACCCTCATAATCGTCGTTGACATAAATATTGAAATTAAACATATGGTTTGCAATTAGACCAAAGTATGGGACTGTATCTTGATGAATATGCATTTGCCAATCTTTATGAGTATTCTTATTTGTTTCAAACAGTACCAGATCCGCAGTTATAAATGTTCTATCTCCTGCTGCATTTCTTTTTTCCAACTCTTCTAGTGAAGTAGGATAATCTTGTGGAAATCCATTTCTATCAAAGAATGGGTCATCTTTAAGATGATCTTTATATATATCAAGTACCCCAAAGAATATGTCTAGACACTCTCTCTGTAGTTCTGCACCGTATACATCACTTGTCTTATAGTCATCAGATATGTTTGGGTAAGCTTTTGCATAATTACCCCATGGTTGCCAGTCATGCCACACATCTTTACCAAAGAATGGATCGTCGTTTGTTTTTGAGTCAAGAATAAACTCGTATGTCTTTTTTGGATCTTTAAGTGCGTTCTTAAATAAGAGTATTCCGTTGCCTAAATCTATTGGAGTAAGTTTCATTTGGTTTCCTTTGACATTCTAATTATATCATCTATATATTCTAGTCGACTAGTATTTAATATATT